TTTAACTCAGAAACGTCCTCCTCCAGATCAGCTACGATGCGCTCCGCCTCGGATGTGGTCTGCTCCGCAGCGGTATCCACGATCTGCTGGATCTGCTCTGCGATCTCTTTGGCCCGCTCGACATCTGCATCGATAGTCCCATCAGGGACTGCCGCTTTTTCGACAAAGACAGGCATGTTGAATGTCGCAAACACAACGTTATTGCTTCCGGTAATCACGATCTCCGCCGTACCCTTGCCTGCGCATGCTGTCATGGTTGTATCAATGACGAATGTCAGCACATTGGTCGAGATCGTTCCTGTAAAGCTGTAAGACAGCGTGTCGTACCTTGTGCCCTTGAGCGTCACAGCATAACCGCTGAGGTCGCCAGCAGCTTCCATGCCGTCGCGGATCTCGAACTCAAGCGCATAACCTTCGTCATACTGCGAAAGCATGATTGCGGGAAGATTCCCGTAATTTTTCAGATTTAATCTGTATGTTCTTTTAACAGCCATTTATTCCTCTCCAGTATTCCAAATGCTTTCCTGCACTTCCTGAATGTCAGCCGTGTTCTGATTGGTGACGGCCCTCAACGATTCCACATCGTTCTGCAGGTCGTAGATGTCTGGGTCGACGCCCTCATCTTCCGGTTCCGTCTCGATGTCTGTACCGCCGATCAGGATCCATGTGTACGTGTGCGGGTCCGTGCTTTCTGTGCTTGACCTGTCTGCGTAGCTTCCAACATAAACAGCTCCATCAAATTCGGTAAGGCTGAACCCTGTTCCGCTTGCGTCTATAGCGAAAGCACTGTGCATGTATGTCGTTACTCCGCCAACGTTCGTTTGTATCGTCATATCGTCACCTGTGCGCTATCCATCTTGCCACGATCGAGCCTGCCGTTGCGCGGTATGTGGTAATCTTAAAGCCCGTCGTTGTTATGTCGGAAACAGAAGCAAAATTTTGATGCGGAGCGACCGTCTGAGGCGTTGCCACAACATGCGGAATTGATGTAAACGCCCTTGAGAACGTAACCTGTGTTGTTACGGTAGTAGACCCCGAAGCGTGCGAATGCGATACATAACCCGCCTGCAGGTTGCGTGTGTGGACATTACCCGCCGCGTCAACTGTGACCGCATCACTGATGTCCGCCATCTGTTCATCAGCTAAATTCCGCATCTCTGCGTTCAAATTGGTGGCATTGAGCGGAGTGCCTTCCTCTGTGACCGTGCCCTCTTCTCGGGTCATGTCATATACATTTTCCACACCCTCAACAGGCGTTAATCTCACCCGTCCAGGGTATTCAACAACTCTATCAACGAAAGCCATTTACAGCCCTCCTCGTACATAATTCTCGGCAACGTCTGTATATCCGCCCGATTCGGCCGCCCGGACATCGTCACCCGAGTAAACTGTTGCGACCGTCTGAGCAATATTCAGTTCGATCCTGTCAGCGATTCTCTGGATAAGGTCCTCGACGTCGTTCATTGTGTCGGCGGTCATCTCATCGCCCGGGACATCCGCTGCCACTCCCGACACAAATATGAGTGTTTGGAGAGCGCTCAACACGGAATGCCACAGTGTGACCGTTAAAAAATCATTTTGTGTTACCGTCGGCAGATTGGCAGCTGGATACAGATAGTTAATATTGCCTGTTATTCTGTTCATGTCCTCATAGGTAAACAGATTACCATTGGACCAACTCGTATAAGGTGTTTGCCACGCCATCAGACGATTCCCTCCCTGTATACAATCTCCGCCGTTGTTCCACCTTCCGAATGCCTGAGTTCGATCGATTCGATCGTGCAGACGGTAGTCGTGCCATCAAGGCGATGGAAAGTAAAGACGTCACGTGGTTGCATCTTGGGGTTGCCTTTCCATGTAAAAGAGCCCGACAGGTTGGACAACTCAAACAGGCGGTCATATCTCGGGTAAATAAGTATTCCGCTCTGATACAGCTTACCAATCGCAAGCGGGGACACCTTCGCTGTTGATCCCGATCGTTTCGATGCAGGGACGAGTTTTTTGCTGTCAATGGAAACCTTGAGGCGCTTTCCGTACAATGTCGGGCGGTAAAACCACTTCTTAACCTTCTTTTTCTTTTCCGTAACGGTCTTCTGCACGGATGTCTTGGACGGGATCCACGCCACGCTGTTAATGCGTCTCCACACATAATTTTTGCGGTAGGAGACCTGATAAGCCCAATACAATTCTGAATCAGAGAAATTCTTAATAATTTGCTGATTCTCTTTGATTGAAATGTCTTTCTGAATCGTAGACCACGCATTTTCTCTGACGACCGTGTTATAGACACCATAATCACCGTCAGCTATCAGCCTTGCAAGATTCCTGTCAACGATCTGCGTTACATCTCCGCAGTCTTCCTCGTAGATGTCCCATTTTGACGTTGGTTTTGACCATGTAATGCGTGGTATCCCTGCGTCAACAAATACAGGCCAAAATGTATGAGTGTGCGCAATCGTCATGATTTCCTGTATATAATCACGAGCATTCCCGCCCTGCATAATCATTGTGCGAACGCCACTCGATGCAGATGTGTTAATGGTCGGCGATTTCTGCCGATAATCTAACTTGATGCCCGATTGCTTAATCAATTTAACGAACCACTCATAAAGGACTTTGCTTCCGTTCTGGCTGGAAGAATCAAGTCTCTGAATCTCCACAGAATCAGCGTCGGCAAGTCTTGAGCTCGCGTCTTCGCCTTTGATAGTCAGAAGGCCGTCTGTCTGCGATGCAGGTTCTGAAAGATAGAAATTTCGCGTGGGCGAATAATCTCCATCGTATCCTGCGTAATACCAAATCGGCACATCGTCAGCGATATTGGATATAGCCTCCGCAATGTCATCTGGCCAGTATGCCTGTATCTCAATCGCAGATATAGGAAAATCTCCGCCAATGATAGATAAATCACTGCGGAGATCCAAAGATACTGATACAAGATTGTTATTGTCGAAAGCAATAGAGACGCCAGGCGTTATGGACGCTATCTCTAACCGCCGTTCCTCGTCGTCTGATGCTATCACCAATGTGATTCTATTGGCATTGACTGGAATAATAACCGACCGACGTGCCTGATATACAACGCCATTTGCTGTGATCGTGCCAGTGCCCGAAGTAACCACAATCGTCAGCGCAGCGATGTCAACGGATGTCGTGTTGCCGATCGTTACCGTTGCTGTTCCGCCGATGTCGGTGCGGATACCTGCTTTGCCGTTCTCCAGTGATCCCTCGATGGTCGCTTCCTTGAGAATGCACGACCCGTCAAGCGGGAAGCCGTCCCCTTGAAAATCAGCAAAACTTATCATCGACCATGTCTCTGTATCAAGAGATGTGTTAGCGTTGGTATCCTTGACTGCAACATCGCCGGTAACAGCAAAAGTAAGATTTGCGTTGGAGCGTGCAGTCATGCCACAATACACTTCCATCGAATCCCTTATCTGTCTGAGATTCTGTTCTGCGATCGTAGACATGACTTATTCCTCCAACGTATGCGAGCCAATGAACATTATCTGCGTTTTTACATTCTTCCAAATAGTAACTCCGCCCTGCGTGTATTTATGGCGCAGAGCGACAATAGACGTGCGTACGACCTGTTCCTCGTGAATCTCGCCGTCCGTATCGTCAAATTCAAGCGTACATGCTCCACTCATGCCGACAAGCACATCAACCATGCTCTGAGGCAGGGCGTCCCATTCCAGTGACATGTCGGAATACTTCCACCCGATCCTGTCCGCAATGGTCTTACCCGTGCAGGTCACATAGTCGCCGCGATAGATGTCTTCACGTTCCGGAGCGAATCCCGGGGGCCGTCTGATGCTTTCACCGTTTATCTTGATGTAATCGAGCTCGCTCATTTAAGCCCCCTCCTCTTGCCTCTGTCGTATGACCTGACGATCGCCTGATCCATCTGCGGTCCGCCGGGATACATATACAGATTGACAACCGTCTCGCCGCCTCCAGTGACGCTTGCCACGCTTTCAATGATTGATTCCGCCATATCGTCCATGCGCTTCCAGAATGGGTCAAGCGGCATGATCGCTTCGGGCCCTGCCTCGCCTGCTCCAAACAGTGTCGGACGGTCCATAAGTCCGCCATTAGCGCCCCACCATACGTCGAAACTAGGCATATAACCTTTGCCGCCTACGCCATACGGAAATTCGCCGCCGTTAACGCTGAAATGCGGAAGGCTGATATTGTCGAGAATCTTACCAACGGAAATGGGGAAGAAATCTTTGATTTTGGATACTGCGCTGTCAACAAGCGACTTTGCGCTGTCAATGGGAGCAGTGATTTTTGACTTGACTTCGTTGAACACTCTGCTTACTTTGGAGGCCAATCCAGAGAATCCAAGCTTTTGAGCCACATTCCGAACGAACTGTTGAACATAAGACACAACCGTCGGGAAATTCTTCGTAAAGGAATTTCTGATGCCGTTAACGACATTCATGCCAAGCGCAACCCAGTCGGTACCAGTAATGAAATTCCAAATAGCTTCAATCAAAGCAGGGATAATAATACCTGCCGACTCAAGCAATGCGCTGCCAAGCGATAACATCAACTCGCCCGCTTTGCCCAACAACTCGACTCCGCCTGCGCTGTCCTGCCCGAATCCTTCCGCAAATCCTTTGATAGCGTCAGCCGCCGCCTGTGCCATCTCGGGGAGCCTTTCGGCTACGCCCTGGATAAAGCCTGCGATCATTTCGCCGCCCTTTGCTATCATCTCGGGCACCTTCTCGGCAATGGTTCCGACGAACTCGCCAATACCGTTCTTGATGTCGTCCAGTCCGCTCATGTCGCCCGCGAACATCTTAGCCAGTCCGTTTGTGACGTCGGTCACGGCAGGAAGAAATTCTGCAGTCAGACGGTTTTTCAAGCCACCTACCGTCATGCCGAGAGTAGTCTGCGCGTCAACAAAATCAGCGGAAGCCTTGACGGCATCATCCGACATAACCATGCCGTATTTTTCCGCCATTTCCATCTGTTCGTTAATGGCATCGGTTCCGCCGTTAATCAGCGGTGCAAGCTCGGAAGCGCCGCGCCCTAACAGCTTAGATGCGAGCGCGGTTCTTTCCGCGCCCTCTTCCATACCCGAAAGAGCCTCGATGGTCTTGCCGAACAGCTCCTCTTGCGACATGTTTGCAACTTCTTCCTGGCTGATTCCGAGTTGCTGGAACGCTTCAGAATTACTCACTGCCGCATTGCTTAATGTCTTCATAACGGGCGCCATGCTGTCGATAGATGTGCCCGCTCTCTGCAGGACATAATCCCATTTTTGGAAGCCCTCGCGTGACATTCCAATCTTCTGAGACATCTTGTCGACATGGTCGCCGTATTTGGATACATCGCTTATGGACTTGCCAAGCGCCACGCCGGCAGCGGCACCAAAAGCCGCAACACCTACGCCAGCCGCCATAAGTCCGCTCTTCATTTTCGAGCCGAAACCCGTACTAAATTTATCTCCGGCATCCTGTCCGGCAGAATCTGCAGGCCCGCTCAGGACATTGCTGAGTGAGCTCGATATTCCTTCTGCAGACGGAACAATCTGCACATATGCCTGTCCTAAAGTAGCCATGTCAATTCCTCGTTACTTCTTTCCAACGTGCCCGATAGGCTTCGGGCGAATCAAAGATTTCGTGCTCTGTTTCATCGCGTTCCTGTTGGGGGGTCATGTACCACCTCCGCAATGACGCATCATCATCAATGCCGACGCCTCGCAACAAATCGACGATATAAGCGAGCATAAGCGTGTTATCGCTTACCCTCTGCCTGTCTTTTGCTCCGCTCTTTGCTTGTTTAACCCTTGAATCATCCCTCAGACCGACAGCGAGGGTAGCCGCAATCGACGCAGGTACCCTCTTGATGTCGAAAATCCTGTATGTTTCAGCCATATCGCAGACTAATTCATCGTGATAATTCGACATCATGTCGGCGAGGATAATCAGTTTTTTACTGTGGGGATAATGTTCTCGATCTCAGTGAGAGCATTGAACACGTGGGAAGTGTGGATCTTGCCGTCTTCGCCTCGCAGGGACTCCAACAGCGCCGTTTTCTGTTCTGCCCCGAGCCACCGTTCCATAAGGTCACCTAAAAAAATAGGATTCTTATTGACCTTTGCGAACAATTCCACAATCTCGAAATCATCAAATGTGTTCTCGTCAATGTGGAACTCGAACCCATTACTCAACGTGCCCTTTATCATGCAGATTAACCTCCGATGTATTCGTTGACCATGTTGCCGTCGTCAGCCTTGAGGGCTGTGATGGTAAGGTCATAAGCGACGGTATCATTGCCCTTGTAGACGGTATCGCCGATTTCCGTAATAACACCTCTCGGAATGACAAGTCTCTGAGGGACACCGCCACGCATGATCTGGTCGATAACGATAACATGCTCTGCATCCTCATCATCGTTGATGTGGATAGCGAGCCCTGTCGCAATCGCACCAGTGACATTGCCATCGCCGTGTACAAGCTTCTGCACCTCTGCGTTAAGGTACTCGATCAGCTTCAGCTTGATGGTCGTTGTCTTCTCATCCTGCGTGATCAGGACAACGCCGCCGCCCCACTCTTTGATGTTGGTGGTTGACTTGGAGATACTTCTTGTGACTCCATCCTCAGAAACAAATCCGAGGTCTTTAAATGTGTTAGCAAGCGCCGTCACCGCATCGGTCGGAAGGGTTGTCCCAACAGGTGCGCAAAACACCGCTCCCGCTGTCTTCGGCTTGCCCGCTGTTACATTGGTAGCTGTTCCAGCCATAATTGCCTCCTAAAAATGAAATTCAAACACGGACTGGTAGCGATAACGCTTTGTTCTGACGTCCGTGTGGTTATAATTGGACGAGAGCCTCACCTCGCTGATATCGTCCCTCTCAATGATTCCCCACATTGCCGAACGCATTTCCTCGTCAAGCTGTGCAGCTTCATAAAGGGAATTAAGCGAATAGGACTGAACAGCAATCGAGCCAGCCCCTATGTGATCGGACATCCCGCCGCCGACTTTTTCAAGAACAAGAAAGCGTTCCGGCATCAATGGAAATTCTTCGGAAGGGACTTCCGGAAGCTCCATCAACACTGGAACGCTCATGTGTTCAGATAGATATTCTAATACAATCTGCTCTATCATCTTATTGACTTCTCCAACGTGTTATGGTCGAGGTTATCCGCCTCCGCGGCTTCGGTCGCTGTGCCGACAGAAACATTGGCGCGGGTTATGCCGACATAGACGCTGTAACCGTCTCCAGCACGTTCCGCAACCTGTCCCGCAAAATCAACAAGGACATCCTGCATTTCTTGGGACTGCATCAACTCTTTAACGCCGTCACGGTTAAGCACAAATCTTTCAAGATTACCCATAACGCTCCACCATTACATTCTGCGACCAGTCAAGCGGGATAAGTTCATCCTGCCCTCTAACAGGACATGCAATCGTCCGAAAGACCTCTCCGAAGAATCCGACTTTGCGGTCCGTCCACACGTGATTGTCTCCCTTCGGGATCCCGAGTGTATACGCCGCCCGTTTTCCTGTAAGATTGAGCGTGTCGGTGACTTCCTGCGCTGTCGGAACGCCAATAAGAACGTTGTCAACAGTGACAGGGACATCTTCATAAACGGGACGATTGAATCCGTCTACGCCAATCTGTTGTTTGTCATATAAGATTACTGTTCGTCCGCTGAACCGTCCCATAATTCCATAACTCCATATCTCTGACGCTTAAATCCGAGCATCTTTCGTTCGTTGTTCATGAGCGACATCGCGACGCCGCCGCTGGGGATCGCATACGTTCCCGACCACGAATAGCCGAGCCCGCTTTGTGATTCCTGGCTCAATGGGTCGCCCGTCTTCGACTGACGCATGGCACGACTTACGACGTCGCACGTGATCATTTTTACAACAGACTCATAAGCCGAATCTGCCTCAATCTTCTCGTCGACATCTACTCCGTACTTGCGACCCTCAACACGAATAAGATCAGACACGAGCGGAAGCATCGTTTCCACCCGTGTCAAATCATCATCCGTATAGCGCACGCCCGTAAGTGCTTCGAGCTCGGCAAGCGTTACAAAAGCCGTGCCCATTTAAGCGCCCCTTATGCGTGTGTTCTTGTGATCTTCTGGAACACGCTTGTGTCAGCGCGGAAGCCGACCTCGATCTCAGCGCGAACAGCAAACATGTTGTTCTGCCACAGAGAAATCATAGCGTTGCTTGTGCCGATCGGCAGGGAAGCCTGATTACTCATGTCGATCTTGATGCCTTCAACAGTGCCATACAGGGCCTGTGTCCAGTCACCCGCGAAGCCAAGAACGTCAGGGGTGTTGGAGTCGCCTGCCTTGTAAGCGGCCTTAGCGTAGCTGACGGGAGCGCCGATCAGTCTAGGAACAGCGCCCTCAGCAACGTTATTGATGAACAGGGGGCGCTTGTTGCTGTCGACAGCCTTGAGCATTTCGCCCTTAGCCTGAGGAGACATAGCAAAGCCGTTGAGGATTCCACCTGCGGTGGCGATCGCCTCATCAGCCGCTACGATTCCGCTGTAGAAGCTGTTGCCTGTGCCGCTGATGGTCTGAGCAGTCACGCCTGCAAACGTGTCGAAATTGGATCCGGGAGCAGTGCCGTGGAATACTGTCGCATCGAATTTGGCGGCAAGCGCAAGCGGAAGACGAGCGACAAGAGCGTCGTACAGAGCGCCCATATCTCTTGCGAACTCATCAGAGAACGGAACGATAACGGCAAGCTTATAAGCCTGCATGATCTTTGTGGAAAGTCCGGGATTGCTGACAGGCTTAGCAGCAGTCTCGTCAACCCATGCCGCCTCAGGATCGGAAGTGATCACCGGAATGGTAAGACCACGGCCGGGGAGCTGGATCTGTCTCGCAAGACTCATGACTGCGGACTGTTCCTGTGTCTTCTGCAGGATCTCTGCGGAAATGTCAGTGGGGAGTGTAATATTAGTTCTATTTGTAGAAATTCCAGACATAATGTCCTCCTAAAAAATTAATTGTTAAAAGCCGACGCCGCCCATGTCGCGAACTGATCACGAGTTGTTCCGCCGCCTGCTGTACTCTCAGGCGTGCCGATCGGGGAAGGCTTGTTCTGTGCCTTTGCCCAACCCTGATAACGCTCGACAACCTTCTTGGCGTCTTCTTTCCATTCAGTTTCGTTTGTGCCGATCAGACGCTCGGCCTCTTCCATCGGCAGGCCCATTCCAATGACGATTCTCGTTTTAGCCAGGTCGTTCCTGTATTTCTCGCCCTTGGCGATCTCTGCGTCCTTGTCCGCAATGATCTTTTCTTTGTCTGCCGCTGCTGTCTGCAAAGTGCTGATTTGATCATTGAGGTTTTTTGTGAGTGCCTCTATCTCTTCCGGGCTTTTCCAACCCTTTTCTTTGTAGTCAGCTTCAAACTGCTTTGCGTATGACTTGCGGTCTCGTTCGAGCCGTGCTGTGATGATGGAATCTAACTGCTCCTGCGTCTCAATAATTTTGAATTCGGCCATTTTGTTTCCTTTCCCTTTAACCGGTGGTATCCGTAGTTTTGGTATTAAAAAAGCACCTCCTAAGAGATGCCTTAATAATCAATATGCTGTTTTTTCTTTTCTGCCTTTGTCTCTGTGCATATCCAATGCGCAAGAATCATGCTGTCTAGCAGTGATATGTCCGCGTCATCTAACATTGATTTATAACCGAGCCCGCCGTTGGCTCCAATCTTCCGGCGTTCGCAGTTGGTGACCACTTGTGTAACTGCCGATTGTTGCATGTGGACGAATGTCCCCTGCTCCATCGCTATGTCAAACAGGCTGTTGGCTTTAATGAACTGGGCGACAGTCACCGATTCAGGACGCTTGCTTTTCATTGACTTCATGGCGTCCAGTAAAACATCGGTTCCGCTCTTTCCGTCGACAACGGCCTTGCGGATGTCTGCTTTCGCAAGGAAATTAACAATCCACGCCATGCCGTCGCGAATCGGGTGACATCCAACGACCTCACAGAAGATTTTATCGTCCTCTGTTCGGGCGGCAATTGCCAAAACTGCATTCCGACCATCTACGCCAAACTTAACACCTGCGAAGAGTTGCCCTTTTAACTTTGGCATCTTGTCAACCTGCAGCGCCTCCCACTCGTTGCGACTGATTGCGGACCGCTGATTGTATTTAATCCACAGTCCTAAGCGTTGGATATTAAAATCTGTTACGTCGTCGCCGATTTCTGAACGTATCTTGCGCTCGTTGAGATGGTAGCCCATCGAAGGGTTGGTTTCATACCACAATTCTACATTGTTGACATCCGACATTTCCGGGACTGACCACTCAGCCCACCCCGAAGCATAGGATTCGCTCTGCAAAACTGTCTTACGAAACTTCGGAAAGACTGTTCCCGCGCTGATCGCTGTCGGCGGAGTCCCAAACATGATCGTCTGAGGGTTTGCCGAATCCGATACAACGTATTTAAGCGCTGTTTCCTGCTCTGGTGTGTATTCCTGTGCCTCATCGATGATTAGCAGGTCGTAGCCCTCGCCAAGTCCGCCCGTTGATGTCCTTGTGCGGAACTCTATGGCGCTGTCTTCCGTGTATAGATGCTCTTTGCCGAATGCGCGGAATGAAGAAATTATCTCAATCCCGCATTTTGCGCATAGCCTTTGTAGCCTGTCCCAAATGGAATGTGCTGTACTTGCCCTGTGTGCCGTGTACAGAATGCGCTCGCCGTTTTTGAGTCCCCATATACATCTCGCAAGGGCCATTTCCGACTTGCCGTTGCGTCGGGGCACTGAGTACCCGAATTTCTGATGGACCCACAAGCCGTCGTCGTCAACGGCCATGATGTCATAGGTAAGCGCTGTTTGCCACTCAAGCGAGTTGCGTTCTGATTTGTTGTACAACTCAATAGCTTCAGGGCCTTTTGTTTCATGATAAGGCAGAATTACGGACACCGTCGGCGATTGCCTGCCGACTTTGTCCATGCACTATTCCTCCTTATCTCTTGCGGGATCTTTGTTTCTGTTCATAGGCTTCCTCATTGACCAGTGTCGTCGAGATTATTCCAGTTCCAACCCGCACCTGACCATGTTCGTGTCTTTCCAACCTCATATGTGATCACGCAAGCGCATCCTGGATGTCGTTCAAAGGCGCCTGCATTATAGGCTTCCTGGTAATCAGTCCAGTCGCCTTCTCTGTCGAGGCACCATTGGCAATCATCTTTTCCGCCATGCAGACCGACATCGTCATAAGTCCGCGTGATGTGGACCGCAAGACCGACGCCCGACTGCGCCTCCGTGTTTATGCGAATAGATTCATCAACAGTATGGTTGGAATTGTTTACCACGAGATTCCGCACAAGTGCAGGCGTTACTTCCGACGCATCAATCACGTTGTGGGCAACCGTCCGCGCCGCCTCTGCGTCAAACTCCGCATCAAGAAGTCCGAGAGTAATACGCGCTTTGTTATTAATTGCTCTTTGCGCTCTTCTGCACGCCTTCTGGACCTTCCCATGATTATATTTAAGCGCTGTCGTGAAAAGCGGCACAGCATCCGCCTCTGTCAGCGTAGATACGTCCACAAACTGACAGATGACATCCGCAAGCGCCTTGCCTGTTTTCTGTGCATATTTCTGAGCCGCCACATAATCAGCGATATTCGCCACAGAAAGCCCCGATATTCTTTTGTCGTAGACTCTGAGAATCTGCGTGATGTCCATATCAAATACCTGTAAGCTCCCTTAGCTTTTCTTCCGTGAAATAATCCGGGAATGCTGTCTGAATCTTTCCGACTGCGTCGCCGATCGCGCCGATCGCGCTAATATCGGGCTCGAAAATAGGCTCCCAAAGAACTCTTGTCCGTGCCACCTGGTTGCGTTTGTAATCGGTGCTGTCCCTCAGACACGTCGCAAGATAACCTGCATTGACAAAACCAGTGCCGAGAGTCCGCTGTGCTTTCCGTGCGGTCAGTCTCAACGTCTCATGTGACGCCTTGATAGCTTCACTGCTCGACGGATTTGCACTCGGGAAACCGAGATCGTCAAGCGTGAGTCCCGTCTCTCCGGCAAACAACCCCGCAAACATCCGAAGCTGTTCTGTGTGCGGCGCCATTGATTGCTGTTGGAATTGGCCGACAGAAGGCTTGTCGCCATCCTCATCCTTGTCGATCCGAAGCATTGCTGACATCATCGCCTGCCACTTATCCATTCGCTCCGCGTCCGGATCCATTCCGAGAATGTACTTCTGCGGATATGAATAGAATTCTGCCGCGATCTCTGATCGCTTCACTGTTCTTGCCGCGCTGTCCTGATAATCCATGCACGCACGAGAAATGCGGGAATGTCCAAATGGCCTCTTGGCGTCAGGTCTGTATATAACAGGAACCAAAAGAGGATAAGGCGCAGGATGCTTGAATGTCGATACATACTTTCCATCCTTATAGAGCCATGTTTCATAAGGAAGCAGATACACTTCAACCTTCGGCCTGCCTGTTGTCTTGTCAGACTCCAACACCGCATATCCTTCTGTGAGCATGTTAGTGATCGGATCGATGACGCCAGTCGCATCACGTCCGTCAATAGCACGCATTTGAGGGAAACCCGAATCGTCCTGAGATATATAAATAAAGCTGCACGCGCAAATCAAAGCTCCGAGCACCGCAGAGTCCGCCAACACATCTAAATTATTCAGCATATAGATGTCAGACATTCCGTATGTATCATTCTCGAAGCTATGAAGCACTAGGCGGTCTGCAAGGCTATCCACGGCCTTCCCGCACCATCCAAAAGATGACATCCAGCCGCGCAGTTTGGGTGGCGTGCTGATCTCCATATCCTTCGCAAAATATTTCATCTCATAATATCTATATCTCAAGTCAATCCTGCAGCGCTTCTGCGAAAGCTTATTGCGCAAGTAGGCGATTCCTTTGTATTCAGGCATTTCTTGGTTCCTCATGGTCAATATACATGTACCGTGTGTTTTTCTGTGCAGTACGGCGAGGTTGGTTGCCGGCGGCGGTATCCCAGGGTCCCTACCCCGCCATGTTACGCATGATAAGTAATCCAATTAAAATGTTGTTCTAACATATCATTAGGGATAACCTTATCATTTTCATCTTTTTTTCTTGGCTCGATAAGACTGTCAGCCTTTGCCCTGTTGCAGCACCGGTGGGCGAGCTGCAGGTTGCTGATGTCGGAGGGGTGACCACCTTTTGATACAGGGATGATGTGATCAACAGTTGGAGCAAGCGGATGAGGATTCTTGTAGGAAAAATCTACAGGCTTGCCACATATTCCACAGATGGTCTGGGTCTTTAAAATCTTGAGGCGGGCGGCTTCAAACGCTCCGCGGTTCCCTTTGGTTCTATCAGTACGCATAAGATTAGCGGGCCCGTGTAAGAGCCCGCGGTGGTATGGTTTGTATAGCGCTATTGCCGTGCGCTAAATAGGCGCCGCACTGGTAAGAGTACGACGCCCGAAAGGTGGATGATAAAAAGGAGAACAAATGAGGGTTTCTTCTTTGCTTTGGTCAGCTTACAGTTTATATCGTTTAGTTGTCCCCTGTGTCCCTATGTTTTAAAAGCCTCACAACTCTGCG